GTATACCCCGTTACTGTCTCGCTCGTGCTGTCAGAGTAGTTTGCCGTTACCACCAAATCACTCTTCAAATCATCAAGAGAGGCTGTGTCGTATACTGTTCCGCTCTGGGTATAGGTTGCTGTTATTGACTGTAATGTTGGCGGAGCTGTGACCGTGACATCGAATGTTGTACTCTTTCCACCGTAGTTTACCGTTACCGTGCTTGTCCCTTCCGTGAGTGTTCCAGACAAGGTGTAATCAGTGTCCGCAACAATACTGCTTGAACCATCGCTCCACTCTGCTGAAACAGTCAAGTCGCTCTTTAAGTCGTCAAGGCTTGCTGTCGTGTAAACCGTGCCGCTCGGAGTGTAGACGGCTGTAATGCTCACAAGGTCAGCAGGTGGATACAGAGCATCATACAAGTCATCGTAGTAGTCCTGCCCATGTTCATCTATGTACGCAACTTTCCTAGCTATCTGTAATAAGGCAGTTTTTATATCATCGGTCAGACCGCTTCCACCGCTTTGCCCTTCTTCCAGTGCTTCGATACGGTCGTCCAGTCCGTCAATCTCGGTCTGCAACCGTGCTTCAAGATTCTGCATGGTCTCCTGCGTTCCGTCTGTCGTGCCATCTGCGTGAGGGGTCTTCTCGACTGCAAGGATAAAGTTGGCTGTGCCGACATTACCTGACCCTTGCTTTTCAATGCGGATTTCCGCAGGGATAAGACCGCTTTCCTGTGTCATGGCTAAAGTTGTATTCAGTGTGACTGCTCCGCCCGATATGGTCAGCGCAGTTTCGCTAAAACCCAATCCGCTCGGTTTCGTGCCAACAACTGTTATCGTTGCGCTTGAGTCAATCGTTGCGGCTTGTGTGCCGTCTAAAATATTAAATACAATCGGTCTTCCATAGTCGTATTGACTAACCCTTACCACAGCAGGAGCGGAAAGACCGGGAACTAAATTTACTGTAACGACTTGATTGTTCATTTGCTTCTAATCTCCTTCTGCATAGCCCAGATCGTGTCAGCAAGTGTTTTCTTCATCGTGTTGATTTCGATGGAATCATATCTGTCGAGCAGCACGTTGTAGACCGTCTTGACAACCTTTGCTTCCAGCTCCAGATTTAGCGGTGGATACACGATTGTCACGGTGTCGCACAAGCCTACCCGTTCAAAATCCGCATACTCTTTGTATTCCTCCGTCTGCCAAAGCGGAACGAAGTCCGCCTTCACGCTGACAGTCGGAGCAAGTGCATTATGTTTCACATAAGACCTTGCATATGTGTTAAGCGTGGACTGTGACGGCTGGCTTTGATATTCGCTTGTTGCGTCCACGACAACCGTCCGCTGAAATGCGAATGTATTTGTCCCCACGCTCTGCACAGTGCTCTCCACATATGCGCTCTCCTGTTTCCAAAAAGCTATAACAGAAGTATAGGTGTCAGACACATCCGTATCCCAGTCAAGCCCCGTGAGGTTTTTACCGTAAGTGATACGGACGCCGTTATCGCCTCCACGATTCTGCCAGTATTTGACAGTGTATCTATCCCACTCAAATTCGCCGCGCCAGATGTCAAGCATTGAACCATCCATACCGCCAAGCATTGTTCGGAGCGGTGTAGCCTCTTCGTTGCCGTATCCGTATATGGTCGGGTACACATCGTCAAGGTCTGTCCAAAATGTGAACGGGTTCGTGGTATACCCAAGAAGATGCTCGTTTGATTCACTCCAAAATTTGCTCGGTCTGCGTGTGCCAGACGATGCTGGTTTAGTAAATTGACTGATAATCATCCAATTGAGCTGGTACGAAACATGCACCGCCCCGATCGTGACCACTCCGCCCATGTCTCCGCTGATGGTCTCGATGCGGAAGGGCTGTGTCTGCGCATCGCTCTCATGCGCTTGTGCCAAGATGATGCGGTCAACCTTCAGCTCATCAAAGAAGATGCCGTTTACAGGGTACTCCATCTCCAAGATGTACTGACCATTCCGTTCTTCTGTCACCAAGCAGGAAACAGCTTCGGGAAGTGGGCAAATGCCCGAAGTGGTGAACGCTGTTTCTGTCGATTCATATAATCTTGGAATCATATCGTGTACCACCTCGGATATATAGCCTTATACATATCGCCGTTCGCTAAAAGCTCATAAGGTTTAGTATTGCTGATGGAATATGCGCTTCCCCATACTTCATCTGTCGGATAACTGATTCTTGTAATTGTATCTTCCAGTGCGGGGAAGGTCAGATTCATCCACTGACCCGTTGCAGAATCAATCACTTCAATGGCTGTATACGGATAATATTTATATCCTGACTCCGTTGTGCTGTCTTCCTCACGGCAATAGATATACTGATTTTCACAATCAATAAATACCTGTGAGCCATGCTGCATTTCCGATTCTGTTTCGTACTCGACAGTCAGCTTATACTTCTCTACAAAATCGCCCTGTTCGTTCTCAAACGAAAAAGCAATACCAGGGAAGAACATCGCAAATGTATCAGGATTCGGGCATTTGGATATAATCATTGGTTTCGTAGTGAAGCCAGTCGGGTTGATAAGGTCAACAGAGTCTGCGAAAATGCCATGGACTGGATTTCCATCATCATCCGTGAAGTCTATGGAAATATCCCATCCGTTCAAAGAATCATCCGATTGTGTGATGAACTGAACTGTTATCCATTCCGCCGACATGTATCCAGTTCTGTTTGCAATCGTAACTGTATCTGTTACGTTATAAGTCAATGTCTGAAGCCTTGTTACAGGGTCTTCATATACTCCCGAATCTTGACTGTTCCAATACGTCACATAGACAGTCATATTCTGCGCAGATGCATCTGTTTTTTGGAGATGAATATTGTACCCCGTTCCGCCTTTGATGCCTATGTTTGCACTTGCCTTTCCGTAATATGTCGTATCGGAATAGGCGTTTGTGGAACAGTCTGCCCAGTTCATCAGCACGATTGGCTCTTCGCCGCTCTTCAGGAATCGCTGTGGCTTGCAGTTGAACGTTATGTCGAACTTGCCCCGTCCGTCCCAGTTCTTGATGGTCGGGGAAATACTGTCCGCAAATGTCGCAAGCCTGTATTCATCGGGAAGCCACGACAGCTCCAGCCGCTGATAGCCCTTCTGCCTGTTCAGAAAGCTCTTGAAGTTGCTGAATTTCTCTGCAAAGTTGTTCGGGATGAAGCAGTCCTTGAAGGTAAGCTCCACGTTCTCAAATGACCCGTCCTCAATGATGAGGTCGCCATTGCGTCCCGGCACACTTATCCGCTCGACCCTCTTTGCTGGAGTTTCGAATATTTGCGAGCCAGAAGCCCAGACCCCGAAGTCTGAGCTTTTCTTGCCATTAAAAACTATATATTTCTGAGTGTCGTTCACCATACTGCGCCCAACTCCCTCACCTGTTTGTTGATTTTGCGTGCCACCATATTCGCCAAAGCAGTCTCATCCATTCCCGGAGCGGCATTGACAACCATGTTGATGTTCACGTCACTGCCTCGGAGATTTCTGTAAAGGTCATATCCCATGATGACCTCTTTGCCACGTTCGCCACCGCCAAGCAGTCGCCCGTTCTGCGCTCCGAAGATGGTCGCACCGTCTAAGATGTACGGCTGGCGCATGGCTTTTGCGTACCACTCAACGGATACATGAGGCGGTGAACCTTTGCCGCCAATTCCCCAAGGAATCTGACCGCCTGTGATGTGAAAATGGGGAACTTCGATATGTGGGAATGTCAGTGTTCCGCTCAAGATGCCCTTGATTCTATCGATAGCACCACTCACAGCATCCTTCGCCGCATTCATCTTGTCACTGATACCGCTTTTCACGGTACTAAACACACTGGAGACCTTTGCCGCCAGACCTGCAAAGCTCATCTTGTCTTTGATGGTCTGAACTGCCTGTGAAACCTTCTGCTTCGCTCCCTCAATCTTGTTCGAAATGTCCTGCTTCACTTGGCTCATGATGTTGGACACCTTGTTTTTCATCTCGCTGAAGTAAGCCTTCACTCGCTCAATGGAATCGGATACCCTCTGTCTCATCTCGCTGATTGCGCCTGATACTTTTTCTTTAAGATTGTTTGCCCAAGCGCAAACTTCATCCCAGTGCTGTCCCAGGAGCACGCCTATGGCTATGACCGCAGCTATTATTCCGATGACAATTGCACCCGGACCCGTGAGTGCTGCAAGTGCTGCGCCCATGACAGGAGCCGCAGCTGCAACCGCACCGATGATGCTAACCAGCTGACCAACAACCACAAGCACAGGCCCGACAGCTGCTGCAACCAGTGCGAATTTGACAACCATATCCTGCTGTGCAGGAGTCAGTTCGTCCCATTTGGCTTTTAGGTCTGAGATGACATCTTTCAGTACCGTCAACGCTTCAACGATGATCGGAGCTGCCGCTTCACCGATTTCATAGCCGAGATCCTTCATCTGATTCATCGCCGTGGTCAGCTCATCGATAGGATCCTGTGTCTCTTCGTATGTGTTGGAGACCGTTCCGGCGTACTCTTCCATGGATACGCCAAGGCTCTCAAAGTCAAGCTGGCCGTTACGCACGTATTCTGCAATCGCCGCACCTGCACGTGTGCCAAACAGCTCCGTAGCATACTGTGCCGCCTCTGCATCACTGGATGCGTTCTTCATGTTGTCCTGCAGCTCACTCAAAGCCTCGTTCATCGGCTTGCCCTGTTTGGCAGCATTCTGGAAAGCCTTCTTTAATCCTGCAAGTACTGTTGTGGAATCAACACCGCTCTTGTCGAGCTGCGCCAGGAACATGACGGAGTCTTCCAGTCCGAGCCCCATGTCCTGCAATGCGACTGCATTCTTCTTTACAGCTTCAGCAAGAGACTCGATCGGCACTCCTGTCTGCTGGCCTGCTGCCGTGAACAGGTCGAGCACTCCAGAAGCCTTGTCGGTCTCCGTGTTGAATGCCGCCATTGCTGACTGGATAGTGTCGATGGAGTTGTTGACATCCGTGTCATTGACTTTTGCAAACTTGATGAAATCCTCGGAGAGGTCTTGTAACGCATCGCCTGTTAATCCGAAACGTGTATTAACCTCACCGACAGCAACGCCTGCATCCTCGAAGGTTGTCGGCATCGATGTGGCTATGTCTCTCACCTGATCCTGCATCTCTTTGAGAGCGTCACCGGATGCGCCCGTCTTCTTGGTGACAGTATCAAGTGCATCGTCAACCTCGTTCCAGGCGGCCATAGATGCACCGCCTAGAGCGACAATCGGAGCGGTCACGTACTTGGAAAGGTTCGTGCCAACTCCCTTAATCTTGCCACCAAGTTCCTGCATCTTCTTGCCGACTGCGGAAATCTTCTGGAGACCGACCGAGCCGAAGTCCTTGTATTCCTTTTCGAGGCCTTCCAGCTTGTTCTCGGTCTCGATGATTTCTCTCTGAAGCGCATCGTACTTATCCTGCCCGATGTCGTCTGGAGTTACGTTCTCGGCAGTCTTTTTCAACTCTCTGAGCCGTTCTTTGGTGTCATCGACCGCCTTTTTCAGATTTCTCTGTTTCTGGACGAGAAGCTCTGTATTACCGGGATTAAATTTGAGGAGCTTATTGACATCTTTAAGAGCTAACTGTGTCTGTCTAAGGCTCTTATCGACACCCTTCAGCGATGACTGGAGCTTTGTGGTATCGCCACCTATCTGGATGGTTATGCCTGCGATCCTGCTCGCCATGTTGCACCTCCTATTTTAGAATCTGTCCATATCTGCCTGTGATGCCTTAAAGGGATATTTGTAAGAGTCATTCGATGCCTCTGTCATCATATCGAACACCATGCCGACATCAATGAGCGCAAGGTCTCTGAACGACAATCCCATCTCAGCCACTCTCAGCAGATAGACAGCTGTGTTCATTTCTCTGTCTGGGGCTCGTCCTTTTTTTTAGGGGTCGAGTCCGTTTTGTAGGTCGAAAGATATACGTTAATCACATCGATGGCACTATTGGTCAAGTCCATCGGCTCAAACTGTGCGAGCCACTGCATGAATCTGCCTCTTGACAGGTCAACCTTCAATGGATCCGGAGATTCTGCCTGCTGTGCCATGACAAAACCGACCTCTGCCGCCATCTCACTGGCAGCCGCTCCGTCCTCGTTTGCGGATGCTTCCGAGAAGATTTTAAGAAGGTCTTTCCCGAATGCCTGCTTGTAAAGGAACGGTGTCGCTCCGTCAGCTCTGAATGTGATATTCTTTTCGCCTATCTGTAACGTTTCTGTCATGTTGTTTCCCTCCTATATGACAATAAGGGAAGGCTAGAAGAGCCTCCCCTCGTTAGTACGTATCCTTCTTATGCAGGAATCTGAACGGCTGTGAAAAATGTGCCGTATGCGCTGGACTCGCTGTTAGCTTTTGCCTTCACGATGTTGTCCTGCGGTCTTGCGCTTGCCTTAATGCTGATAGTCTCAGTCTGCGGCTCAATTGCCCCGTCCGGAGTGGTCTGAGAAGCCACAGACGGCCTTGTTGCTTTGCAGTTGTACATGACGTGACGTGTTGCATTCTGGTCTCCCTCAAACTGGAAGAGCAGAGCGAATGCTTTCGGCTGAGCATCGGATTTCTCATACTGGAGTCCGCTGGTTGCATCTGTTAACTCGCCCATGACATCAGTGAGAAAGCTGTCAGGAATAAGCGCAAGCTCAAGGTCACCCTCATAACCGTTGTTGGATACGCTTGTCCAGTAGTCGATGTTGTCTGCTCTGAACGGAGTGGTCTCACCCTGCTGCTCAAGAGACAGGGAGACAGCTCCGGGAAGTGCTACAGGAGTTTCATAGGTTCCTGCGTCTTCGTTGAAAATGGCATAATAGGCCTTTGAAAGACCGAACTTTACTTTGTTCATTTTATTCCTCCTTCAATAAAATTGAAGTGTTGTCCGTATAGCGAATTACGAGTTCCCCTGCAAACTGCGCTAATTGAATAGTAATTGTATCCTGTTTTCTCCGAAGCCTCTTTGATGTTCCGAAACATCTGACCAGTTTCCGCCCATCTAACAGGCTTGTCAAACCACGGCTTTTTCCTGCCTTTCAACTTCTGAGATACATTGGTCTTCCATTCATCTGTATGCGGCTTGTGTGGAACGCCACTCATCGCTTTAGACATTTTTCTTTTGGTTGCTTCTGAACGCTTCAGCCCATAATTAGGATTGAGTGAGCCAGTATTTATTCTCGAAAGATGCTCACGTTGCTCAGCTGTTAAATAACGGCCTGCCTGTCCTCCTCCGCCTAGCGTCATATTGTATCCGTCCTCAAAAGAATTCAGCTTACTTATCCAATCCATTTCTGCATCATCAAGTAGCTTGTCATTCTCGAACGTTTCCAAGATAGAGAATTCAAACGCATCTCGGCCATATTTATTCCATGCATACTGCAAATGTTTATTGTCATGCTTGTTCGCATCAAGTAAACACACATGATGTCTCCACCGTTCTTTTATGTTTCTAGACTGGCCGACATACTTTTTCCCATTCACCGTATTGCTAATGCAATAAATCCCTATCATACGTCGATGAAAACCTCCATCTCGTATATCTCCATCTGCATCTTCTCGGAGTCCAAGTAAGTCTCAGATTTCGCAAAATGCAGACCGTTGTTAATAAGTACTGTTTCGAGCGTCTTCTCCAGTGCAAAATCCTTGCTGTCTGTGTACAGCTCAATGGTCAGAGCCGTGCCGGGGGCATAAGGGATATTGTCGGCTGGGAAGTTTGCTGAATTTGGATAGTAAAAACAAATGAATGGCGGTGCCTGCGGTGTTTTTTCTGGAAACTGGTAATATGCGAACGGGATCCCGACCGATTCGAGCATTGTGGCGATTTGCTGGTATGTCATGCTCATGATAAATCCACCTTTATCTGTTTCTGAAAGTATGTGATAAGCTCTTCCTCGACAGGAGCGATATGCACATGGGCAGGAGTGTCATCGTAAGAACGATTTGTTCCGTTCCTTGTCACATGTCCATGCTCCAACAGATGGGGAAGACCAGGCTTGCTGTTGTGGATGGTCGCCACCGTTTCAAGCCGTGAGGTTTCAAGCTGATATTTCCACCCTTTAGCGTACTTACCGCCTCCAGGAGAGTTGTTTCTCAGTGCTTTCACGCCTTTCTGAGCGACCTTCTTCACGCATTCCTCGCTCTTCTGACTGACCTCATCCGCATATTCTTCGAGAATCTTGTCAATGTCTGTCTGTAGTCGTTCAATAGGCGTTAATTTAGCCATTCGAACCACCCTTCCGCTCGACATACAGCTCAATCGTGTCGTCTCGTCCGATGTACGTCCGATAGACTGAATACCGCTGTCCGTTATATTCCACAATTGGCTCACCGTCATAATCGTGTCGAAACATCGTTATCCTGTATTCTGGATTAAGCCCGTTTCGTCCGCCTTCAAAAAATTCCGATGCGGTCACGGAGTCAACCCGGCAGAACACCTGCCTGCTGGTCTCCGTTTTCCGCATAACTCCGTATTCGTCCCTTGCGGTCGTTACGGCAATAAGATTGATGATGTCTGACCTATCCATATCAGACACCCCAATCCGTGTATCCTGTCGCTGTCATCAGCTGAGCCTTCTGCTCGTCATAGCTCTTTTTGAGCCTGTCGTAGTCGTCCGGCTGACCGAAATGCAGACGGCAAAATGTGATGACCGCCAACCGGCAGATGTCATCCAGTTCAGAAGTGAGCTCTACTCCGGCGATGCCAAGATCGAGCTTAGCCGCCCCGATAAGCCCCGTGAGCTCTGAGTCGAACGCATCTGTCGTGATTCTAAGAGCGATCTTAACAGCGTCAAGCAGTGCCATAGTTATCCTTCTTTCTTCTTCGGAGCAGTCTTCTTGACCGCCTTAACAGGAGCAATCTCAACGAGGCCAAGAGCAAGAAGCCGTTTAGCCTCCTGCTCTGTTACCTCGAGCTCCTGCCCAGCAGAGAATCTGACTGCTGTGTCTCGCAGGAGTTTAATCTTCATGGGCTGTCACCTTATGCGGACTTCTTGATGACGCAGAAGCGACCGCAAGCTGTTACGGCATGGCCCATCGGCAGACGGCCAACAACCTTCACAAGGTCTTTCTCTGCCATGGACAGGTCATCAACCTTGATGGTGGGCTCGTAGCCATTCGGGAAGTTAGCCTGTACGCCGTCAAGGTCGCCAACGATTACGTTAGTTCCGCAATCGGAGCAGAACAGTACAGGCAGGCCATCAAACGGGTCGATTGCATACTGTGCGCCAATCTGAATGTTCTTGTACTCTGCATATACGGCCTTGGACATGATGATGACAAGGTTGGTGGCCTCATCGGAAAGCTGTGCGATAGCGTTCACAATGTCGCCTGCTGCTCTGGTGGTTACTGTGATAGCCGCAACAGATGCACTGTCAGCATCAGCGGTTGTAGGAGCGTTCACGATATCAGCGATGATAAGGGATACGGCCTTGCGTACGATCTTGTACTCAATCTCATCCATGATGTAGTCCAGGAACTCCTGACCTCTCATGTCCATGACTTCATCAGAGAATGTGATCCATTTCTTGACGGTCTCCGGAACGAGCTCGGCGATACCAAGTACCAGAGTTTCCTCTGCTACAAATCCAGTACCGGAAGTAACACCCTCGGTGTGGATACCTGCATCAGTAGCGGAAATCTCAAAACCAACCTTAAGGTTGCCCTTGATGAAGGTCTTGCGGATTCTGCTCATGATCGGGTCGCTCTCCCATGCTGTGCGGATTCTGCCCTCTACAAGGGTAGGAACTGCAACAGTGCCATTGGTTGCGTTCTCAGTGAGGAGCGCACGGCACTCAGCGTCATCGCCGGTCTTCAGGAACTCTGCGTATGCGTTCATGTATTCGTTGCTGGATCTGATTTCGTCAAAAGTAGGCATTTTTCTTTCCTCCACTTCGATTTTCTGGATTACTTCGCCGGCACCTTCTGCAACGGCAGCACGAATCTCTGCCTTCTGTGCTTCGGCGTTCTTTCTGTTTTCTAATTCTTCTTTGATTGCACGAACCTCGGACTCAAGTGCATCGAGGTCTGCGCCGTCAGTTTCAAGCTCTTCGGCGATAGCCAGCTTACGAGCTTCCAGCTCTTCGATGGTCATGGTTTTGATATCCATGCTTACACCTCCATAAGTAGTCTTATTTTTTTCTTGCGCATCTCGACTGCACGCTTCTCGGCTCTCGCACTCTCCAGTGATTCCTTTGCACTCTCCAGTGTTTCGGAAAGGCCTCTTGCCTGAATCGAAGTTGCTTCATATGCAGGGAAGGTCACAGCAGACACTTCAAAGAC